AGACTCTCAAGAATAGTCGGATCGGGGATAGTAATCGGCACCGGGATCGCATCGGGCGACACCGTGACCACACCCAGGGCCACCACTGGGTCAGGGATGGCAATCGGCACCGGCACCGCATCAGGAAGAATGTTCAGACCTTGCAAGACCGTGGGATCAGGGATAGTGATCGGAACTGGCACCGCATCAGGCGACATAGTTGCCGCGCCCAAGGCAATGGTCGGATCGGGGATGGCGATGAGAATCGGAACCGCATTGGGCGAGACCGTCACCGCACCCAAGGCAATAGTCGGATCGGGGATGGCGATGGGAATCGGGACCGCGTCTGGGAGAATGTTCAGGCCTTGTGTGATGGTCGGATCAGGGACCGTGATCGGCACGGCGACCGCATTCGGCGAAATAGTCAGACTCCCCGTAATCGTCGGGTCAGGAACAGTCACCGGCACGGCAACCGCGTTGGGTGAAATAGTCACCGCTCCTATGGCCAGGGTCGGAGAAGCAACCAACATCGGCACAGCTACCGCGTCGGGACTGAGGACGACGGCCCCTAGGTTGACCGTCGGATCGGGGATCGCCACCAGGACGGCTACCGCGTTGGGGTTCACGGTAACCACGCCCAGCGCAATCGCCGGATCGGGGATGGTGATGGGAATGGCGACCGGCGTAGGGCTGAGAGTAAGAGTCAAGGCGACTGTCGGGTCAGGGACCGTAATCGGCACCGCCACCGCGCTGGGGCTGACCGTCACCGCGCCAAAGGCAATCGCCGGATCGGGGATCGTAATGGTAATAGCAATTGACGTAGGATTAACCGTCTGATCGGCGCTTCCCAGGTCTTCGGTAATGCCACAAATGGAGATGACCAATCGGGCAGGATTCGACGCAAACCCGGTGTCCATCGCGTTGGCGGCAGTCGTGGTGTAAGTTTCACTTTGAATCTGCGCGGCCGCGCCAGAGCCACCTGACTCCGTGTCTTCATACTGTAGTGTTTGGTTTTCAGGGTCCCAGGCAAACGGCTGCCCACCGACGGCCCCCATTAATGCTAGGCCAGGGGCTACAGTCGGCGTATAGTTGACGGTTAAATCGTTGGTATTGGCAACCGAGCCCGTCGCGACAATATTGGGCTGGCCCTGCGTCACGTCGGAGAGAAAGACACGGCCTACCCAAAAGTTATTGATGGTAGTACTGACATCGACCACCAGATCGGCGGCCCCCGCAGGGAAGTTGGCCTCGTCCATAAACCACCAGCCGACACCGCTTTTAGAGGACGTGTTTAGCTCAACGTCCGAGTTGGTGGCGAGGGTCAGGGCTACGCCGTCCCATTTGACAGAAACGACCTTCGTCACAACACCTGCCGGGTCTTCTCCACCGATAAACACCCACAATTGACGTCGACTCCCCGCGCCTGGCGTGACGGAAATCGTCCTGTCCGCGACGTTTGTCCAGACGCTTACGGTGACGGATTGAATGGTGATGGCCATGAGACTAGACGACTCCTAAGGGAATAAACCCCGACGCGACAATATATTGGTCATCTTTTACGACGTACTTGGCTGCATAGGAATTTTCCTGTTGATGCACCCGTGCTCCCAATGAACGAAGTTCTAAATCAATAGGCCCGGTTTTCCCTCTAGCAACCTTGGGCGGGGCTGGGTCGCCTTCGATTTGCGCCCAAGGCGGATCTTCGGCCTGGGCATTTCGGCTGATGGTTATCTCAAACTCCGTGTCATGGATAAGTAAGGGAACATCACCCGTATACTCAATAAATGCCACAGCATGATCGGCGTTATCTCCAGCAACCACGGTTTTCGCATGAATGAATTTGCCAGCTTGGGTATGGTGCAATCGCAAAAGATTGATTTGAAAGCAGTTTTCTATCGTCCGAGTCGGGAAAGTAAACCCTGGAACTGGATTCCACGCGCCACCGCCCGACCGCTGTTCAACGGCCACATCTAACGTCGCTCCTGGAAGGATGGTCCCCGTAAACAACACAATCAATACATCAACAGCATTGGTAAGGTTGAAATTGCCGCCAGATAACTCGCCAATGCCTGAGCCTTGAATGACATCGTCAAGTGGGATCAATGTACCGGCTGGAATAGCTGCCATTCTACGGAGCCCCGATAATCATCTCAAAGTGGTAATTTTCCGGCGTAGACCCAACTACCAGGCATGACAATACTGGCGTCAAGGGGCTGGCATTGCCCACCATGTCAACCGCCTTTAGCCCAAAGTACGCGGGCCCCTCATTGAGATTCACGGTTAAACTGTAATGGTAATTCCTCACCCCTTCAGGGGTCACAACAACAGCGCCGGGGTCATGTGGGATGGCGTATTGCATCCCATCGTCGGCCTCTAAATCCGGGTTGTTGCTGACATACAACTGATACTTTCCAAGATCGGGCTCCATGTTTGGCGTCCACATTAGGGAAGTCCCGGTCGAGCGACACACCCATTGAGTGTTATCCACCTGCGCCCCAACATGAGGGGAGCCGAAAATGAGCACGGCCAACAACGTGCCAAATGATAAAAGATAGTGTCTCATGATCGCCCCCCCCCTATCGTTGGTTTACCCCTTATGCTTAACTGGATTTCATGGCCTTCTTTTCAGCACGGTCAACAGCGGCAGCCAACGCCATCGGCGCAGAAGAGATTCCCCGTGGATACTTTTCCGGATCGCGCCATTCCATACGCCGCGCGCCGATATGGGTTGCCGCATTGCGATAGCTGATGTCCTGCGGTACCCGCAAAATAGTCGGCTCTTTTTGCCCTGGGTGAAATTTGCGAATAACGCCGTTCTCGTTATCCACCACGCCACAGAGTACCACCACTTCAAATGGGGTTTTTTTGCCTAGGCCCTTCGTTCCAATAGTCATAATCTTGCCCTTTCATAAAAAGATAAATATAAAAACCAGGCGGGAGGGAGGGAATCCCCCCCGCCTTTTCACCTACGCTTAGGTCGTCACTACGTCGTCACTGGCTGAGAAGCTGCCCACATGACGGATGAGGTAATCGACATCTTGGTGAACAACGACCCGCAGGCCGCCATCCAAGCCCAAGGTATAGGGGTCAACCAACATATCGACGCCAGACCATTCACCAATGATGAGGTCCCTAAAGTTGCCAAACACCGTCGCCGAAAGCGAAGTGCCACTGCCTTTGGTTCCATTGCTCGGTAACTGATTGGTCACCGCAACAGGGTAGCCATTGACTTCGCCTGTCCCGATTGGGGCAATGCGACCACTACCCAGGAAGACCGCCGTCCCAGAAGCCTTTTCAATCGTTTTAGCACTCCCGAACGCGGCAGGCGTCATGATGTACCACATATTGCCGACAGCCGCATTGGCCACCGACACATCAGATTCATATTCCACGATTGTCGCCCACGTTTCGGCTAAGCCGTTGGCCCCGTGATCGACATCACCGATTCCGGAGGTTAACCGGATACCAAGCGGAATATCGCCGGCACCCGTGCCATTCAGCCCCGCCGCGTCCTTCTCAAGGGCCAAGGCCATGGCCAAGTCCGCCCGCACCAAGGCTTCAATGCTCGGCGTGCTCTGGAGCAACAGTTTCCGGGTCATATCGGAGTAGGCGCCCATGGAATGTGGGGTCAAGGCCGGGAGATTCGTGGTCAATTCACTGTTGGCCACATTGCCCGACTCTGCCACCCATCCACCGACGGCACCCGTGATTTGACGCGGAAAGGTCACGTCACCAACCAACCCGCTGAGCACTTGCGCACCTACCGCTTGCAAGACTTCGAAGTTGCGGAGCAATTCAATGAAACTGGCACTCAGTAATTGTGTGCCCACCAAGTTCCCGGCCGCGCCCGCTGTCGCCACGTCCAACTCACGAGTCTGGAGTAAGCGTTCAATCCCGCGCAAAACCATTTCCATCTGACTTCGGCTATCAATACCCTCAGCCATCGGCGCGTACAGCACGTCATCAGGCACGAACATCCCTTGCGGCTCCCGACCTAATTGCTTGGCCACCGCCCGCGAACATTCATGTTCAAACGGGGCTAAGCCCCAGTCTTTCGCCTGGAGCGCGGTAATCATGCGAACAAACGAAAAGGATTGACGTTCCTGTTTCGTCATGCCAATTTCCACCGGGCCTGGCTCAATTGGCTTCACGGCCTGGTAGCGTTCCAAAATCGCACGCTTCAGATCCTCAACCGTTCCGCCTTCCATTACGGCCTTGCGGGCTTCCTCGGGACATTTGTGTTGATCGCCAAGGGCCAGCAATTCACGCACCCGCGCTTGCTCAATTTTCACAGCTTCATTGCGTTCATGGTCGACGTTCACTACTGGAGGGGCCACGATCCCCGCCACTGTCTCTTTGTTTTCAGGCATGACGCCCTCCTTTTGGTTGATATTAACGATTTCTGGCGTTTCCTCGGGACGCCGGCCCGCATTAGGTACAAAAGTCGTAGGGATGCCCCATGCCGGCGCATTCACGTCTTCGACAAATCGAGGCCGGTCGCGCCCAACGCCCACCGTCGCATCGGCCGGCACCGACACAATGCTGAGTTCCATCGGTTCCCAGTTGCGTGAGACATACGTCGAAACCCCATCTTTTTCTTCCTGTAGCGCAATTTTATGCACTCGGTAGCCAACTGAGACGTTCCGACGAATACCGTCGGCGATATCTTGAAAGACGGTTTCCCCGAGTGCGCTTTTAGAGAATCGCAGCAGGGCCCGCCCTTTCTTGGCCTTCGTATCAATCCAGGCCTTCTCGACCACGCCAACCTGATCGGAAAAATGGTCGATCAAGACCGGGGCACCATTATTGAGGCGTTCCAAGTTGACACTCTTCGTTGAGTGGTCGAGGACTTCAAATCCAAAAAAGCGTTCCACCGGCAACTCCGAACTAAACGACAGTTGCACCGTGCGAGCCTCCAAATCGACGCCTTTCCGATCCACATCTAGGGATCGCCTAAACTCCATGCCCTCTAACTCTGGTGTATGTGGCTCAGTCATGAGAAGTTCCTTTCAATTAAAGCGTGTTCAATAGCCCGGCCCGGCTGGTCCTCGTCGTCGTCCTCGTCCTCATCCTCTTGAGGGGTTGGGGCAGGCGCCACCGGCTCGGTGAGCGTGAGGCCTGCGGCCGTGGCCATCTCTTGTTCTTTGGCCAATTGCGCCAAAATATCTTCGAACTGCAAGCCCCGCTCGGCCAGAAACATACTCCGCGACCCTAAGCCATTCTTGATAGCCAGAATGTTGGCGTTGATATCTTTCAAGGGATCAACCCACGGCCATCCGCGCGGCTGCCACGCGTGCGCACTGGCGGCCGGGATATTATCGGCCGGCACGGGTATCGCTTTACTGAAGGCCGCCATCATCAGCCAGGCTTCAAAGACGGGATCGCAAAAATGGTCAATGACAAAGCGTTGCCCTGACCGATAGGAATCGCGCTCTTTCAGTTCCCCCGCTCGTAAACTGGAGAAACTGACGCCCTCGAGATCGGAGGTCAGCGCGTTGTAGGACATATTCAGTCCGGAGCTAATGCCCCGAAGGACGGCTTTCATGAAATCTTTAAAGGCTGTGGTCGGATGGTCAGGATTCCAGGCGTTCATGTGGTAGCCCGGCGGTAACGACGGAAACGACCCTGGCTCGGCCTCAATGGTCGGATGGCCTTGCACGTCGGTACTATCCCCGCCATATTCTTGGGTGGCGTCCATCGCCTGCTCGAGAAAGCCCATCTTACACGACGCCGACCGCGCCGCGACGATTTCGGCCTCTTCATACCCCGACAAATACTGTAACCGGATCAAGGCGGCCGCGTTCCAGGGCGCGAATCTCGGCTGATCGGCGCGATCCTGAATCCCCGCGTGAATGATTTCGTCTGCGGGAATACGTTCGACCGGCCCTACCGGGCTGAACCGGCCCCCGTCGGTTAACCCGATCGTGCGTAAATGATAGGCGACCGGCTTTAAGAAGGCATCGCGCTCAACGCCCATCGAGACGGTATTCCCATTCGATAGGGTTTCGCTGTGCGCTTCGTCCAGGCGATCAATCTCTAAGAACTGCAAGGCGAACCCGAACCCATTATCCGCCCCACGAATGAGGCGTACCAGCGTTTCGCCGTCGCGCGCCGTGCTCTTAATCCAGAGTTTTTGGCAATCCACCCAGGAGAGTTGGCCCGTCACATCACACATCCCCTTTTTGCCCCAGGCTTTCCAGGCGGCTTCGATGGCGGCCACGGCAGGCTCATTGAGACGCCCGTTCGCCCGGTTTACTTTAGATTGTAGGATAATGCCACTATCCCCAATAATGTTTTCCTCTAACAGACAGAGCCACCGCTTCGAATAATCGTTATTTTGGCAGCTTTCCCGACTCCTGGCCCGTAGCGTTTTTAACCCGGCCTTCAGATCCTCAATGATCGAGGTCGGCGCTTGAATCCACCCCACTTCCAACCTTGAGGTTTTGGCGGCATGATAGGCTCGGCCAAATCCCACCCGAAAGGCTTTCGTCACCACTTTCGTTTTCGTGAACAACCCCTTGATATATTTTTTGACGTTGGTCAGCATTAAAAACCTCTCGCGAATTGGACCCGCACCGTTTTTGATTGGCCATTGTTTTTGATTGCCGAGACTTCTGACTTGAGCCATCCATAAAGCGAACGTAATTGGTCGATGGGCATTTTCGATAGGGACGTGCCCCCGCCAGACGCGAAGTTCACGGAATAGGCAAGTTGATCGGAGGTCGCGCGTCCCACAAGGACGGCTTCAATATTGGCCAGGGCCTCCGCTGCCCAGCCACGCGGGTCATACCCGCCAACCGCTTGAGCCTGTAAATCCAATGAGACATCCAGGTTGCCTGACCCAATGGTAAACACGCGCCCGTCCGCATGAGAGACTTTGGCGACCCAATAATACCCACTTTGCCCGCGCTGCCGGTCTGAGATGGTATACGCCGCCGTGGTTGCCGGAATCACCGTAACCGCAAAGTCGTCGACATCGGCCGAGGCCACTATGCTGATTTGTGCAGCGGGAGAGCGAGAATCGAAGGAATAGGTCAACGTCCAGACTGAGGCAGGGTACGTATCGGTGAGGTCTTCGCGACGCCACTGCCAGGTATCCCCGACATGGATTTGGGTGGGCTCGGTTTTCGGGATTGTAATTGGCATAACCCTCCCCTTTGGTCGACGAATGTCAAGGGGAGGTTAACGGAGGTAAGTCTAATTAACTAGGTACAGTTTGGCTGGGAATGTCCGTGAATAGGAAGAAAACTTAGAGATGCCAGCCCAGCAATGGCCCGAGTTCTTTCGCTCTTTTAGTTGCAGCATCTATCTCAGCTTGTGTCCAGCGCAACACTTTCTTGCACCCACATTTCCGACATCGTAGCCTTTCGGCTTTGGGTTTGTGACAATGCTGGCAGAAACAATCTTTACTTGGTTTTCTCATGGCTCAAGTTTTGCGCCTGGCTGTCGATAACGAAGGTATCACATTAACCAGGAGGCTTCTATGAGCAACTTCAGGAAATTCGATTACACATTGACCCCAGTACAACAGCAAGTCCGCGACACGTTGGCGGCCGTTAAAGCGAAGAATGTTCATCATTACGAAAATCTTATTTACCGGCTCTATCACGATCTTCAGAAGACCGAATCGATTGCGGCAGTTTCGACAGTTCGGACTTCGCAATAAGGGGCCGGCCAAACGGGGTGCAGGTCGGTTTCAGTAACCCTTGGTCTAGCCATCTGTGCACCGTGCGCATACTTCGATGGTACTGCGTCGCGATTTGTCTCACGGTATAAAGAGGTTCGTCCATGCTTACCTCCACTATTTCCACCTACCTATAAACCCAGGCTTCTTGGGGTGATTATATTTCTTGTAGTCTAACACCACGCTATTAGTTTTCTCAACCAAGGGTTCTGGCTGGACGATGGGTTGGGCTGGAGCTTTCAAACTGTATACGCGCTTCATCTCAGCGGCGGCCATCGCATAGACCTCCGCGTCCCACAGATGATTCGCACGCCGTTCGCTGACCGGCTCCCAAGCTTCGACGGTACGGCCCGTGCGCTTGTTGCGCACCGTAACTTTTTGTTCGGCCGTCATGTGTGACACGTAGGTATCAGATACTTCATCAGGTAACCAAAATTCCCGCAAATCTCCTGGCTGGGGGTGGATGAGATTTGACAGTTTGTCCTTAAAAAACGAGGTATCGATACGCCACAACATAATTGAACCTCGAAAGCCCTTTTTAAATCCTTCTCGGTCGATCTGACTCGCGCTAATGTGGGCCCCAGCAAGATGGGCTTCACCCTTAATGGCGCGAGTCACCCCAGGGTGGTCTCTCACAAACTGGTACACGGAATCAGTGCGGTACCCTGAGTCAATATTGACGAGTGCTGGTCGCAAGATGCGTCCGTCGTGTGTGTGAAATTCTTTCTCCAGCAACATACTTTCAAGATCTTCAAACGTTTCTAGGCGGCCATACGTAATCAGCCAACTATTCTCCTTGAGGCCAAAGCCTCGCAGAACGTACCAAATGTCGTGTTTCCCCACATCGACACCACCCACCAACACGCGCACTTGTGATGGGACTTCACCTACTTGATACGACGTACAGCGTTTCCGAATATGGCTATCGGTCGTCGCTTCCACATTGACCACCCAATCCTCGCCCAGTTTACTGTTAATGAAGTCCATTAAATCCTCCGTCCTCCCCTGGCATAACAGCCATTCACAGGCCAACTCCGACCAGGACATAAACGCCGACAGGACTCCGTGAATATGCCAACCCATCGTCGCTTGAAAGCCTGGATCGCCGGGGATCGTCCCATCGGGCAGGACTTCATACCCTTCAGGACACCACACGCCATGGTTCAACATCCAGGGTTTTTCGCTTTCGTCTATCCGCGCCTCACAAAATCCGCATTCATACCAGGCCAAGCGCAAGGCCGCAATCTGCTCGGCCGTCGCCGTATGCGGCCAGCGAATACACCCGGTCTTGGGATTCTCTTGTGCGGTAAAGGCCGGGGGCGCGAACTGGCCGCACCGAGGACACGGCCACCAAAACCGGCGTTGATCGGTCTTTTTGTACATTTGCGAAATCTGCCCCCCTGTCGTGGTGGGGGTCGAGGCATAGAGGAATTTGCGCTCTTTCCATCTGGCAATCGATCG